AAAATTGGCGTGTAAAGCATGAATATTCTTCGAAATACCTACACCACCAGCTACAAGTAGGGCGCCAGTGCCTCGAGAAGTGGCATCTGTGGTTGAGATTATCCCGATTCTTCCCCCGCTAGTGACTGTTCCCTCAACGTTCAAGTTTTCTTGGGTACTGATACCACCCACAACCTTTAGGGCACCTGTGGTTACTGAAGTGGATGTAGTGTTATCAGTGATAGTAACACTATCAGCCTCAACATCCTCGAAGTTGACATGTGTGGCGTGAATATCACCCACAACACCCAAACCACCACCTATGGTCACCGCACCCGTTGTTTTTGATGAAGATGCGGTTGTACCAGTAACTCCTAGAGTACCGTTTATATTTACTGGGAGTGTGTTTGCTGTATTCATGACAATAACAGTATCTGTAGCACTCTTGAGGGTATGACCAATTTCAAGCTTTGATGTGGAGAAATCATAAATCATTGCAACATTACCCTTGTTTCCACCCGTCAAAGGATTATTCATAATGATACCAGTGTCCAAACCGGATGCATTACCCTTACCAAGTTCGATGATAGGATCTTGAACTATAAGATTATTTGCATTGATAACCGTTGTATTACCAGTGACAGTTAAATTACCAGTTAGTGTTAAATTACCACAATGAACGTTTCCGGCTACACCTAAACCACCGGCAACCTTTAACGCACCAGTCGTTTGATTGTTAGATGGTGTGGTGTCGGTAATATTGACACTATCAGCTTCGACATCTTCAAAATTAGCATTTAAAGCGTGGATATTTTTGGAAATACCCACACCACCGGTGACAATTAGGGCACCCGTAGTTTTAGATGAAGCATCAGTCGCAGATAATACCTTCGTGACGGCCCCAACATTTAAGTTTTCTTCGGTACTGATACCACCGGCAACCTTAAGGGCACCAGTTGTAGCAGAGGTTGAAGTCGTAGTGTCAGTGATACCAACTCCACCGGAAACAACTAACACATTTATACCTTTATCATCAATGTAAACATTGGAACCTACACTCAAAGTATGAGAAGCTAAGGAATTGGCTATACCCACATTACCGGTGGTTACCAATGCAGTTACATTATTATAAAAAATTATATTATTAGAAGTTGTATTACCTAGGTTAGTTACAGCTTGAAGACCCTGATTACCGATGATATCTTGCGCTGATTCACCAGATTCTGTTAGCTCTTTTGTAAGTGTGTTATACATCATCAATACAATTTCAGATTTACCTTCATAGTCGGGTCTAAAACGAACCGGTGATACATAAACGGCCCCACCTGTCGAAGCATCAACCGCGGTATTACTCGCATTTAGAACGATCGTGTTTTCACCCTGGTCCTGTTGAGCGTGTTTACCAAACCGAATCTGGGTTGACCTCTCAACAGTCGGTAAGGTCTTGACCATTTAGTATAAGGTTGTATTTTAATTTGCGTAAAGTAAACCGGCCATCCCATTTTCCACTCTCAAAATATTGTAATTTACTGCATAAATTGGGTCATTAATCTTCATAGACTCACTCATGATAGTAGCTGACGATACACGACTAAAGTTGAGTGTTCCTGTGGGCTGTAAGCTGGATGTTGAGAGGCAGAAACAATAAAGAAAGAAATCTGGAGAAGTTACGAAGTTTGTGTGATAATAACTCGTGACGTCTATAAAATGTGGTTTACCCCACTTATAGTTACTTACATCGAGACCATTTATGTTTAATTTAACTTTGTTTGTGGGAGATGTGAGGGCACCATCGGTTGTTGTATCCGAGGATGCTAAATATTTTACTGGGTGATTAAACGTAAGTTCTTGAACTAAAGTACCTGAAGCAATATTTTTTTGGACTTGTGTTATGAGGAGATCATGTTTTCTAGATGCAACCTGACCACGCTCCTCGTTGTCAAGGTAATAATAATTCGCGAAACATTCAATGTTATAACTTGAAGCTGCTGTAGCCCAATGTATCCTAATTTCAACATTATGATAGTTTAAGGCTACAAGAGGTAGAGCGCATTGTGGCCCCTCACAGAAAAAGAACCTGAGAGGGTAAAAAAACGAGCGCGCAGAAATACCCGGGTGTGTACCGTTCGCACTCCTAGATACATTTTGTGCAAATGTATCAATAGCAATCTTCTCTGTGAAAATTGCATCTTGGGTGTCAATAACGGAACCACCTATTAAAAGCTCAACTTTATCGATAATGGTGTCCCATCGTTGAATATCGAGGGCTTGGGTTTTGTCATCGAGTGTAAAATACACATAACTGAGAAGATCACCAGATCTCTCAAATTGGATGCTAGACATAGAATTGTTTTTCACCGCTCCGTGGATGGTTTGTTTTTCAACGGATTGTGAAAAATTAGCATGGCGTTTGAATGTTGAACTGAAGAAAGATATTTCAGGATTACCCATGATATATTTATCCTGGGCACCTATAGCAATCAATTGAACAACACCGGCAGACATGGTAATACTAATTTAAGGGGAGAAAAATTACAGGTTGGGTTTTCTACAGACGAAACGAAGGACTAAAAAATTATTTTCAGCTGGGTTTGGTGGTGTTATAAGAATTGCATCTTCATTTCTTATATTTATTGTAAGTCGATCAAGTGTTCGAATGGGGTTTATATATTGAACTGCAATTGGATAATTGTCTCTGAAACTAATTATACCAGTGTCATCTGTAGTTACAAGACTTGCAAAAGAGTTCCTAAGAACACTTAAAGGTGCCTGGGCGTCATAGATGTTAGATGCACGATCATTGAATGTAGAATTCAACTCATCAATAGATATATAACAGTGTTCAGTCGCTGTAGTAGTGTTAATACGGGCAGCAACAAGTCGAGCCTGTACAATATTTTTCAGTGGCTGATTGAGAAAACATGTGAAAGTATTCGCACTATCTTGTCCAAGAGTATCAACAGTGATGGTATGATATTCATAGTTTAGATCGGGAATCGTATCAGTTGGCGATGTAATCAGGGCCATTTATTATTAGCTTAGATTAAAGATCCACCAATTCCATCCGCGATCTCATATCCGGCATGATCACCTACAAGTTTTTGGGCACCACAAAGACCACCTGGGGTAAGACCAACCGAGTAAGGGCTGTCCTTCTTGCCTGAACCAGCGGTACACTCAAGGTCGGGCTTGAGGTCGAAGAGAGATTCTTCACTGACAGGTGTAATGGTAATTGGCCTGGGCTGATAATTCGCGGTCTTCACAGTCATAAAAGACAGAACGAAGATGAGGGTCATCAAAACCGCGATGGCCATGAGAGCATTACGATCACTCTTGTTGAAGTTAAGTTTAAACATTTATAATAGACATAGATTTTTTTAAAGTGCGTTAAAGAGATTTTCTTAGTTTCTAAATAGACAGTAGATGGACGAAGAAATCGTACTCGATAGGGGTCAAACGACTGTGATGAAATTAGATGCTGATGAACAGGCCCTGATGGATGAGATTCAAATTTCTGCACCACGACCAAAACCTGTACCTCGACCCACAAGGCCTATGCAAAGACCTCAACAATCTTTTCAGGGTCAGGAGGCTATGGATGCTTTTGTGAATCCCAACAAACAAAGTACCCCAGCTCAGCCTCAACAGGATGAGGAAATTGATTATGGTGAGGATGAACCAATGATGTTCGATGATGATGAACCCATGGGCCCAGGTTCTAGTGACCAGGGTGAGCAACCCTCGAAGGGGTACACTTCAATTGATGAAGAGAAGTCGGATCTTATTAATAAATTAGCTCGACTTGAGAAGAAGGGATTTGCAGTTAACAAGAGGTTGAACGCTTACTCGAATGTTGATGAACTCAGATCAGAGGTCAAGAGGATTACATACAGCATAGATGTTGAACAATCAGTTCGCTTCTCTCGCCGTATGTTGGTCGCCTGTGTAACTGGGCTTGAATTTTTGAATAAGAGGTATAACCCATTTGAGGTTCAACTTGAGGGTTGGTCTGAGTCTGTTATGGAGAATGTTGATGATTATGATGGTGTATTTGAGGAACTATATGTGAAATACAGATCTAAGGTCAGTGTTGCACCAGAGGTCAAGCTGATTATGATGTTGGGTGGCTCAGCAATGATGTTTCACCTTACAAATTCGATGTTCAAGTCAGTGATGCCCAACATGAATGATGTTATGAAGCAGAATCCAGACCTAGTGAAGAATATGATGGCGGCGGTTCAGAACACTACCCGTGACACTAGTGGCCCCGCAGTTGATGCACCCGTGGGTGGTTCAGGGCAGTACGAGATGCAGGGACCCGGACTTGATATTTCAAGCCTCATGGGTGGCATTTCAATGCCTCCCCCACCCCCAATGAATACCTCAATGGGACAAGGACCCTCGGCGCCTCAGCCTGTTGATGAGGATGATGATCTCTCTGATATCATGTCAGTCTCCGGTGATTCCACTGGAGGGGAGGTCAAGGAGG